GTAGTTACAATTGAGGAATCACGTACTGGAGAAACATACCTAGAAACTGTAGAAGGTATGCAATTTGATCGTGGTTACAAATCACCTTATTTTGTAACTGACAACAACAGCATGAGTACTACACTCAAGAACCCATCAATCCTATTCTATAATGGTAGACTTACCCAAGTAAAAGACTTGTTGCCTTTGCTTGAGAATATGTCTTCCCAGAGCAAACCACTCTTGATTGTAGCTGAAGATATTGATGGTGAAGCACTCGCTACACTCATTGTAAACAAAATGAGGGGTATTTTGAATGTGTGTGCTGTTAAAGCACCTGATTTTGGCGACCGCCGTACCTTGCTTTTGAATGACATGGCTACACTTACGGGTGGTCAGGTTGTAGATAAAGACAAGGGCATGAAATTGGAAAAATTCGATTTGAATTGGTTGGGTGAGTGTCGTACCGCTACAATTACTAAAGATTCAACTACATTGGTTGATGGAGCCGGAGATGCTCAAGATATCCAACAATTGTGCGAATCACTCGCTTCCCAAATTGAGAGTTCTACTTCACCATTCGAAACTGAAAAACTCCAAGAACGCCTAGCTAAATTGACAGGGGGCATTGCTGTAATTCATGTGGGTGGAAACACTGAAACCGAAATGAGGGAGAAAAAGGATCGTGTAGATGATGCACTCCAAGCCACCCAAGCAGCAATTGAAGAAGGTATTGTACCCGGAGGCGGTTTAGCTCTACTCCACTCAGCCAACACTACTACTTGTGATACAACAGGATATGATGAAGGACTCGGATGCAAAATCATCAACTCAGCACTCCAAAAACCATTTGAACAGATCCTAACCAATGCTGGCTTAGAAGAAGAAGTACACGATATCAAACATGAAGTATTGGCTAAGAAAAATACAATGTTTGGTTATAACATTAAAAAAGGTGAATATGAAAATTTCTTTGAAGCTGGTATTATTGATCCAACAAAAGTTACACGATGTGCTCTTGAAAATGCAGCCTCTATTGCAGGTACTATTCTATTGACAGAATGCACAATAGTAAATAAGCCTAAAGAAGAAGGTGAAGAACAACTTGGAGGCATGCCAGGAATGTTTTAAATTTAGATAGATGTCTGAATTCGAAACAATAGAACAAAAACAACTTATCGCTAAGAGAGTCCCACCTGGTGACAGGTGGGCTCTCACCGATAAGCCAAACCAAGTGATTAATTCACTTACAGAAACGTTGGAAACATATTTCCAACAAACTAAATTCAATAAAGCGTTTTATCTTGATCCTATTGGTGGTGCATTATATGCTGTGGATAGAGTAGAGATAGAAAAAGAACCTGAACCAATTAAAACATTTGACTTCTATGGAGATGGCTATCAATAATAGTTTGTGGGTTGAGAAATATCGCCCGAATGTACTAGATCATTACGTAGGTAATGATCACCTTAAAGGTATTATGTCTAAATATTTAGAACAAAACGACATACAAAACCTTATATTTTATGGACCCGCTGGTACAGGAAAAACTACTCTCGCCAAACTTTTGGTTAAGAATCTTGATTGCGACTACCTTTATATTAATGCCAGCGATGAAAGAGGTATTGAAACGATTAGAGACAAAGTATCAGGATTTGCTAGTACAATGTCGTTTAAACCACTTAAAGTGGTCATTTTGGATGAAGCTGATTTTCTTACTATCCAAGCGCAAGCTTCTCTCCGCAATGTTATTGAAACCTACTCTAAGAGTACAAGATTTATCTTAACTTGCAACTATGTAGAACGTATCATTGATCCTCTACAATCACGTTGCCAAGTACTTAAAATTGTACCTCCTAGCAAGGCCGACATAGCCCGACACATTAATGATGTTTTGACTAAGGAGGTAGTTAGTTCTGAAACTAATGATTTAGTTACGTTAATTAACCAATACTACCCTGACGTACGCAAGATGTTGAATGTATGTCAGATGCACGTTAAAAATAGTAAACTAGAATTAGATAAACAAACACTTGTTTCTAGTAGTTATATTGATCAAGTAATTGAATTGCTCCCTAATAAAAAAGCATTCAAAGAAATCAGGCAAGTAATAGCTGATTCAAATGTCCAAGACTTTGAAGCACTATTTAGGGCTTTATATGATAGAATGGACGAGTATACCTCAAACTTTGCTGAAGCCATCATTATTATTGAAGAATACATGTACCACTCAAATTTCCGAATTGACAAGGAAATAAACATAATGGCATGTATTTCTAAACTTATTGGAATCTCAGGCAAACAAGTTATATGAGACAATTAATTGAATTTGGAGATCGTAAATTCTCTTTGTATCGTGTTATAAACGAAACAGATAAAATAGATGCCAATCTACTTAAAGAATATTGGCATTGTGACACAGTATTAAAAAAAGACAACAAGTTATATTTTTGTAACGAAATAAAAGAAATAGATTATGCAGAAATCGGAAATGAATCAACAACCACAAATTGACCTTGCCAACACAACCCCCATCACTACTGAAAGTGGGGCTGATGTTTGGAAGCAAGGTTTTGTATTGAGAAAAGTATCTCGCTTCATAACACAAGGAGCAGAAGACGCAGTACTACCAATCCCAGTATTTTATGATGCTGAAACTGGTAAAATCTTGAAAGATACACTCCCACCTGAACTTCGTAGTGAGTATGACACTATTTGATTGGCTAAAGGAATTAACAGGTAAAAAACGAGATTGGGACTCCTTCACCGATAAGGAGAAGGAGTCCTTTAATCCATATATGGTTAATCGTTTTTTGTCTATGCATCAGCCATTTATAGAATTAATCAATTATGTTCAAACAATTCCATATACAGACAAAGAAAAATACTATAAAGTTTATTGTGGCTTACTTCCCAAACAAAATGTTTGGTTAAAATATATTAAATCAAAAATGAAACAACCTACAACTGAATTAGTGGGTGCACTTGCTAAAATTTACGAGTGTTCAAAACAAGAAGCAGCTATGGCTGTAATTACCATAGACAATGAAGACCTAGAAGACATCCTATACAAAGCCGGATACCAGGATGAAGAAGTAGTAAAAATGTTTAAGTAATGGATAGCATCGTAAAATCAGTTATAGAACAATTCACATCTCGAGCAGAGATGGGAGAAAAAAAGTATGGTGTTAATCTTGATAGGGGAGATTTACAATTCCATGAATGGGTAACTCATATGAAGGAAGAACTTATGGACGCTATACTTTACTTAGAGAAACTAGAAAAATTATATGGCAAAGAAGCCCCAAATACTTAAAGAGATACAGAGTAGGGAATTACCTGAGGTAAATTATGCTTACCAAAAGACAATTTCCTACTCTCAAATCTCTATGTATAGAAGTTGCCCTCACAAATGGTCACTCCAATACAAAGATGGCCATTATCAAGATGAGCAATCTATCCATTTTACATTTGGTACTTCAATGCACGAGGTAATCCAAGAATGGTTAACAGTATTGTATGAAGAATCTACCTCTAAAGCAGATGGGATGGACTTGGAATCCCTCTTCCAAGAAAAATTTATTGCTCTATACCAAGAATCATACAAGAAAAACAACGAAACCCACTACTCTTCCCCAGAGGAGCTTAGGGAGTTTTTTGAAGACGGAGTAGCTATACTAGAATTCCTCCAGAAAAAACGTTCTCAATATTTTGGCAAGCGTGGTTGGCACTTAGCTGGAGTAGAATTACCTATCATAACTGAAGTACACCCAAATGTCATATATAAGGGGTATATTGATCTTATTTTATATCACGAGCCAACCAATAAATTTTATGTATACGACATAAAAACATCCACCAGAGGGTGGAACGACAAAGCAAAAAAAGACGAAACTAAACAAATGCAACTTGTGTTGTACAAAAAGTTTCTAAATGAAGTATATAACATACCCATTGAAGACATTGAGGTAGAATTCTTCATAGTACGCCGTAAAATCTGGGAAAATAGCGACTATAATATAGGGCGTGTACAATTATATAAACCCGCAGCGGGCCGCAATAAATTAAGTAAAGCCACTAAAATACTTGAAGAATTTATAAGTGATTGCTTTGATAAAAAAGGAAAAATGATAGACAAGGAACACCCAAAAGTAGTATCTAGTATGTGCAAATGGTGTCCTTTTAATGACAATAAAGAATTGTGTAATAAAATGGCATCTTCATAAATCACCATATATTTATCTACAAATATACCAAAATGGCAAATAAAACATTAACAAGCGTAAAATTAGACGATAATCTATTTGATGAATTCAAAATAGCGTGTGTGAGAAACAAATTCTCATTCCAAAAATTATCAGAACGAGCAATGCATTTGTACCTTACAAATGAAGAATTTAGAAAACAAATTCATAACCACAACAATTTAGAGCTCTAAAAAATGAAAAAAGGTTATATTCCAAAAGAACAACGTAAAAAAATACTCCTGATGTGTGATGACATCAGAACACACTCAGGAATTGGTACTATAGCAAAAGAAATAGTACTCCACACAGCCCACCACTTCAATTGGGTCAACATTGGAGCAGCTATCCAACACCCTGAGGCTGGCAAGCGCTTAGATTTAAGCGATAGCACCAATCAAGAAATGGGTTTAACAGACGCATCAGTAGTTGTTATACCTAGCAATGGGTATGGCTCACCCGATCTAGTTAGACATTTAATCAAACTAGAAAAACCTGATGCTATTTTTATCATTACAGACCCTAGATATTGGTCATGGTTATTCCAAATCGAAAACGAATTTAGAACTAAAATACCCCTCATTTACCTCAACATTTGGGACGACTACCCAGCACCTCGATACAATGAGGCATTCTATGAGTCATGTGACTTGTTGATGGGTATTTCAAAGCAAACTGTAAATATTAACAAATTAGTATTGGGCGAGAAAGCTCAAGATAAACTTATCAAATATGTGCCCCATGGTTTAAACCATAATATTTATAAACCTTTAGATGAAAATAATCCTGAATTAGTAGAGTTTAGGAAAAATCTATATGGTAAATTAGATATTGAGTTTGCAGTCTTATTTAATTCACGCAACATTAGACGCAAACAAATTCCTGATACTATTTGGGCCTACAAACAATTTATTGACAAACTCACCCCAGAGCAAGCTAGAAAATGTGCTTTAGTACTACATACTCAACCTGTAGATGATAACGGAACAGATTTACCCGCTGTAATAGATATGCTTTGTGGGGATGATGATAGATATAATATCATATTCTCAAGCAACAAATTAACTACCCCACAGATGAATCTCCTCTACAACAGCACAGACGCCCAGATTTTGCTTACTTCAAATGAAGGGTGGGGTTTAAGTTTAACAGAAGCTATGTTGGCTGGTAACCCAATCATAGCCAACGTTACAGGCGGTATGCAAGACCAAATGCGCTTTGAAGACGAAAGAGGATTGTGGATTGACTTTAATGACACATTCCCATCCAACCATACTGGAACATACAAAAAGTGTGGCCCTTGGGCATTCCCAGTATTCCCTAATAACATCTCAATTGTAGGTTCCGTTCCTACTCCTTACATATTTGACGACAGATGCAACCCTTCAGACGCAGCAAATCAAATTTATAAAATTTGGGAACTAGAACCTGAAAGAAGAAAAGCCATAGGAATGATGGCCCGTGAATGGGCAACTGGAAACGAAGCAGGATTTACAGCTGAAAAGCAGGGTGAGAGAATTATTGAAAATATAAATGAATTATTTGATACCTGGAAGCCCCGAGTTTGTTACGAATTAATTAAAACCCAACCTCTTAAAAAGAAAGTAGTAGAACATAATCTATTAACCCTTTAAAAAGTTATGAATAAACCATTATTTATAGTAAGTTGTCCTATTGACACTTACAGCGGGTATGGAGCCCGTTCTCGAGATTTTGTAAAAGCTCTTATTGAATTAGATAAATACGATGTAAAGATACTCCCTCAACGTTGGGGTAATACTCCTTGGAATTTTATCGAAAATCACTCTGAATGGGATTTCCTTACTCCCTATTTACTACCTATGGGTAATCAACTTCCTCAACAACCTGATATTTGGTGCCAAATTACAGTACCTAATGAATTTCAACCCGTAGGAAAATATAATATAGGCTTAACAGCAGGTATTGAAACAACAGGGTGTCACCCATCTTGGGTTGAAGGGTGTAATAGAATGGATTTAGTTCTTACTTCTTCTACTCATAGTGCTAAAGTATTCCAAAGCATGAAATACGAACAGCGTCACCCACAAACTCAACAACTATTAGGTGAGTACAAATTAGAAAAACCTATTGAAGTATTAATTGAAGGAGCTAATCTAGAAACATACCAACCTAAAACATCTACATTTGATTTAAATTCTATTGAAGAAAGTTTTGCTTTCTTGTTTGTAGGACATTGGATGCAAGGTAATTTAGGCCATGATAGGAAGAATGTAGGGTTGTTAGTCAAATTGTTTTTTGAAACATTTAAAAATAAAACTAAAACACCTGCCCTTATATTAAAAACTAGCAGTGCTGGGGCCTCTTATATGGATCGTGAGTCTATCCTTAAAAAGATAGATGCTATTAGGAAAACTATAAAAGCTAATTCACTCCCTAACATTTATCTTTTGCATGGTGAGTTAACTGATAGTGAAATGAATGAGTTATATAACCACTCTAAAATCAAATCTATGATTAACCTTACTAAAGGTGAAGGGTTTGGTAGACCACTCCTTGAATTTAGCCTCACCAAAAAACCTATCATCACTACAAACTGGTCAGGCCATCTTGATTTCCTTAACCCCCAACACACCACTCTACTCCCTGGTGGGTTACACAATCTAGATGACAGCTCAGTAGTAAAAGATATGTTAATGAAAGAATTCCAATGGTTTGGAGTAGACCAAAACTCAGTTATATCTATCATGACTGACATGTTTAAAAACTATAGACCATATAAAGAAAATGCTGTGAAACAAGCTAAACAAAGTAAAACCGAGTTTAGTTTTGAAAAAATGGTAAAACAATTGAGTGAATATTTAACAAAATATGTACCTAACTTTCCTGAACAAGTCCAACTCCAATTACCTAAACTAAAAAAAATTGAATTACCTAAACTAAAGAAACTAGAAAATGTTGAAGGATAATTTAGTAATATGTGATCGTTGTGGATCCGATGCCTGCTATGAGCAGGCATTGGGCCCCAACTACACAGTTAATATGTGTTATGG